GGCGAGATTCGCCTGATCAACGACGACGAGGTGCTCGGCAAGGTTGCCGATCCCGAAGACGTCCTTCACATGTGGTAACGGAGAGATCGTATGAACGAACAGCTAGAATTTAACGTTGGCGAGGACGAAGTTCCTGCCACCGTGGAAGTGGCTGAGACAGGCGAGGCGAAGGTCGTTGAAGAAACGTCCGAGCCGGTCAAAGCCGAGTCGGCCGCCCCGGAGAAAGAGCTCGATCAGTACAGCGATAACGTCAAGAAGCGTATCGACAAGCTGACCGCGCGCCTGCGCGAGACGCAGCGCCGTGAGCAGGCAGCCTTGGAGTATGCCAAGCAGGTGCAATCTCGTGCGCAGCAGCTTGAGCAGCAGTATCTCAAGAGTGACGAAGAGCGTTTGACGGAGGCCAAGGGCCGCGTTGAGACGCAGGTCGTGGCGCTCAAGCAGATTATCCGCAAGGCCCGTGAAGAGGGCGACGTGGATACGGAGACCGAAGCCCAGCAGCGCCTGGCGTCTTTGACGTACGAGCAGAACCAGATCGATCGCGCCAATCAGGAGCGCGCAGCGTGGGCCGCGCAGCAACAAGCGGCTGCCCAGCAGCCGGCTCAACAACCTGTCCAGCAACAGCAGCGTCAGGTCGATCCTCGCGTCGAGGAGTGGGCTGAGAGAAACAAGTGGTACGGGCGAGATAACGTCATGACCCACGCCGCTTGGGGAATTCATCGTCAGTTGATCCAAGTTGAGGGATTTGACCCGAGCTCGGACGAGTACTATGATGAACTTGACAAACGTATCAGAGAGTCGTTTCCGCATAAGTTTGCGGAAAACAATGCTGGTACGCAGAGGGCTACGAGATCCGTGCAGACCGTAGCACCCGCCTCCCGTTCAACCGGGGTAAACAATGCTGCACGCCGCACTGTCAAGTTGACCCCTAGTCAAGTGGCAATTGCTAAAAAGCTGGGCGTTCCCCTTGAGGAATACGCCAAGTACGTGAAGGAGTAAGGAACTATGAGCGACGTTAAAACCCTTAATCGCACTTCCCGAGAAGCTGATGCTCGTGGAAAGTCTGCGCGACGTAAGCCATGGGCTCCGCCTTCTCGCTTGGATGCGCCTCCGGCCCCTGTAGGTTACAAGCACCGCTGGATCCGAGCTTCGGCAGGTGGGGTAGAAGATCGTACGAACATCGCAGGTCGTCTCCGTGAGGGGTACGAGCTGGTTCGTGCGGATGAGTACCCTGACTTCCCGGTTCCAACGTCGGACGATGGTCGACATGCTGGCGTGATCAGCGTGGGAGGCCTTCTTCTTGCTCGTATTCCCGAGGAAACGGTCGAAGAGCGCAATGCGCATTACCGAGGCAAGGCGAGCGACCAAATGCAGGCTGCTGATAACGAGCTCATGAAAAGCAATGCTCATTCGAGCATGGTCATTGAGCGACCGAATCGCAGATCCCGTGTTTCATTCGGCGGTTCCAAAGGAACCAGTGAATAACTTTTTCAGAGGATTAATCAAATGGCAAACGTAGATAAAGCCTTTGGTTTCCGTCCTCTCGGCAATCTGTCTGCGACTGGAGCCCAGAAGCAGTACGGTTACGAGATTGCGGACAATCAATCAGGTGCGATTTTCCAGGGCGACCTGGTGACGATCGTGAACGGTTATGTCGTTAAGTTCGCTCCGGCTACGCACGCTGCGGCGCTGGGGGTGTTCAACGGCTGCTTCTATGTCGACCCGACCACGGGCAAGCCGACTTGGAAGAACTACTATCCGGGCAGCGTCAACATCACCTCCGGCAAGATCGTTGCCGACGTGCTTGACGACCCGAGTCAGTTGTTCATTGTCCAGGCCGACGAGGACATCGAGCAGGCCGATATCGGCAAGAACGCTGACGTCGTTGGAACGGGCGGCAGCACCACCACGGGCGTGTCGACGATGGAATTGGATTCGTCCACCATCGCTGATACGGCGGCACTCAACCTCAAGATCGTTGGTCTCTGGAATGTTCCGGGCAACGAGCTGGGGAACTTTGCCGTGGTCGTTGTGAAAATCAACGAGCACCTGTACGGCAGCACCGGCGTCAAGGCCGTAACCTGATTTATAGGGGCATAAAAAATGGCTATTTCACGTGCACAATTAGTCAAGGAACTCGAGCCGGGCTTGAATGCTCTGTTCGGCCTTGAGTACAAGAACTACGAAAACGAGCACGCCGAGATCTACTCGGTGGAGACCTCGGATCGTGCGTTCGAAGAAGAGGTCATGGAGTCGGGCTTCGGTGAAGCTCCGGTGAAGACGGAAGGCGCTGGCGTTGCATACGACCAGGCGCAGGAAGTCTACACCTCGCGCTACACCCACGAGACCGTCGCTCTGGCGTTTTCGCTCACCGAGGAAGCCGTTGAGGACAACCTCTACGACAAGCTCTCGGCGCGTTACACCAAGGCGCTGGCTCGTTCGATGGCTCAGACGAAGCAGATCAAGGCTGCCAGCGTGCTCAACGGCGCGTTCGACACCTCGATCGGCGGCGACGGAAAGCCGCTGTGTGCGCTCGATCACCCGACCCTCTCGGGTCCGGATCTGAAGAACGAGCTCACCACGGCTGCTGACCTGAGCGAGACCTCGCTTGAGCAGGCTTTGATCGACATCGCTGCGTTCATCGACGAGCGCGGCCTGAAGATCGCTGTTCAGGGCTTGAAGCTCATCATCCCGAAGGAACTCATGTTTACGGCTGACCGTATCCTCAAGTCGACGCTGCGCGTTGGCACTGCGGATAACGACATCAACGCCGTGAAGAACATGGGCATGGTGCCGCAGGGCTACACCGTGAACCACTTCTTGACCGACCCGGACGCTTGGTTCATCAAGACCGACGCCCCGAACGGCATGAAGATGTTCCAGCGTGTTGCCATCAAGACTGGTTTCGAGGGCGACTTCGATACCGGCAACGTGCGGTACAAGGCTCGCGAGCGCTACAGCTTCGGCTTCAGCGACCCGCGTGGCATCTTCGGATCGCCTGGCGCTGCCTAAAAAGCAGACGAGAGGGGGCCGCAAGGCCCCCTTTCTCTATGCACGTTATTCACGTATAGTCAAATTTCCGGGGATATTCCGGTGCGTCTGACAGCCTCCCCGGCTGACGACATGCAGACAGCCGCACCGAACTCGCATGTGAGGACAATTCGATGGCGAATACAACTTTTTCCGGTCCGGTAATCTCGACCAATGGCTTCATCGCCGGTTCCGGTACCACCGTCGTTACCGCTGTTTTGACGGCGACTTCGACGATCGACTTTACTTCTCTTTCGGCCAACACCACCGCTGACTCGTCTGGCATCACCGTGACTGGCGCGGCCGTGGGCGACGTCGTGATGGTCGGCCCTCCGGCTGCAATCGAGTCGGGCCTTGTTGTGACGGGCTACGTCTCTGCTGCGAACACCGTTAAGGTTCGCGTTGCTAACGTGACGGCTTCTCCGATCGACCCGGCCTCTGGCTCCTTCCGAGTCACCGTTCTCAAAGTAGCCTAATAGGAGGCTCGCCATGAGCTTCGCTAGTGACGTTAAGGCAAAAACCGTTGTCGCTACCGGCGACGCGGTGAATGGCCGCACACGCGTGCAAGGCGTGTACTTCACCAACACAGGTACGGCATCAGGCTTCACCCTTAAGACGGGTGGGGTCAGTGGCACGACGATCCTTGACATCAAGACTCCGGCATCTGCCGGAGCCTATGACCTCATCATTCCAGATGACGGGATCCTCGCCACCGACGGCGTGTACGTAACGCTTGCCGATGCGCAAGTGTTGAGCGTCACCGTGCTGTACGTGGGTGGAGCGCCAGCCTAATGCCTGGTTGCATGGGGGTGGCTATGCGTGGCGGCGGCGCTGTACGCAAGGGCATGGGCATCAAAACTTCGGTCAAGAGCGGTAACTTCCGCCCGACGAAGCAAGGTGCCGGCATGACCAAAAAAGGCGTTGCCGCCTATCGCAAAGCCAATCCCGGCAGCAAACTTCAGACGGCCGTGACGGAATCGAATCCGGGCCCTGCTCGGGCAAAGCGACGTAAGTCGTTTTGTGCACGTTCCGCCGGCCAGATGAAGATGTACCCAGAAGCGGCCAAGGATCCAAACAGCCGGATCCGGCAGGCCCGTCGGCGATGGAAGTGTTAGTCGATGGAAATCATGATCTGGAACATCATCCTGTCAGCGATAGTGACCGGGATGGGATTCATGCTAAAGGGTAAGTTTGATGAACTGGCTCGGCTGAATATTTTGCTCAACCGGACCCGTGAGGAGATTGCGAGAGATCACATTACTCGCAGAGAAGTGGACGATAGAATCGAGAAGTTTGTCGCGCATGTTGACCAACGATTCAATCGTCTTGAAGCTAAACTTGACGAAATTCGTACTACGAGGGATTAACAATGCCTGGCAAACTCAAGATGGTCATGAAGGGCGGTAAGAAGGTTCCTTCTTTCGCTGCTGATGGCGTCGGTAAGATGAAGAAGGGTGGTATGGCCGATAAGAAAGGCCGTGCCATGAAGAGCAACAGCAAGGACGCGCGCGGTCGCGCGATGCGGGGTAAGTAACATGGCCGGACGTGGCATGGGCGCAGCCGTTCGCGGTGGTGGCGCTGTTGGAAAAGGTCCCAAAAACCACATGGTGTCGGAGCCCAGCATGAAGACCGGTAAGGTCGTCATGGCCTCTAAGGGCGGTGCTATCAACCAGCACAAAGAGATGGCCATGGGCATGATGGGCGGCGGCATGGCTCGCGGCTACAAGAAGGGCGGCATGGCCAAGAAGAAGGTCAAAAAGATGCGCTACGGCGGATCTTGCGGCTAATCGATGCCTACCTCCGGCACAACAGACTTCAACCTATCGATTGATGATTTGGTTGAAGAAGCATTTGAGCGTTGCGGCATGCGGCCGACGAGCGGCTATCAGCTCAACTCCGCACGTCGCTCGCTCAATTTGCTGTTTCTGGATTGGGCCAATCGTGGCTTGAATCTTTGGACCATTGAGCAGGCCACGTACACCCTGACTCAAGGCACCAATGAGATCGCTCTGGCGGCTGATACGGTCAATGTCTTGGAGGCGATTATTCGCCAAAACAACCAAGGCATTAACACCGATGTGTACATCGAGCGTATCAGCCGAGAAGACTGGTTGAACGTCCCTGACAAGACAACACAAGCTCGTCCGGCACAGTTCTATGTCCAACGCACCAACATCCCTAAAGTGTTCTTCTACCCGGCGGCCGACCAGACATACACCTTTGTCTACTATCGGATTCGTCGGATTCAAGACGCTGGCGCGTACACCAATGATGCGGACATTAATTTTCGCTTCCTGCCGTGTCTTGCGTCGGGACTGGCTTACCAGTTGTCGTTGAAGTTTGCGCCGGATCGTACGGCGGCACTCAAGGCGATTTACGAAGAGGACTTCAACCGCGCCGCCATGGAAGATCGGGATACTGCCAGTGTGCAGTTCATCCCAGACATGGGGGTCTAAGTGGCCTACGCAACCGGCAAATTCTCCTACGGTCTGTGCGACTATTGTGGGCAGCGATATGCCTACAACACCCTGCGCAAGAACTGGCAGGGGTACATGGTTTGTCCGGACGACTACGAGCCGAAAGAGCCGCAGCTTGAGCCGTTGCGTTACCGTGGTGACGCGATCGCTCTGCGCGATCCGAGGCCCGATCGCATTGAACCTGTTTCCGTGTACGTTGGCGCGCCCGGCTTTACGGCTTTTCAGAGTTACGGCTCTGCTCGTAACACGAACGATATGCGGCCTTACATCGAGGGCCAGGCTTTGATCGCTCAAGGCGTAGTGGGGTCAGTTCTGGTGGCTACATCATGACGTACGACGAATTAGTCACGAACATTCGGAACTACACCGAGGTGAACTCTAACGTGTTCACCAATGCGGTGATCAATACGTTCATCACGATGGCGGAGAACCAGATTCTTCGCGAGATCGACCTTGACGTATTCAAGCTCGAAGCCACCGCCAACATGACATCGGGCAACAAGTTCCTGTCTGCCCCGAGTGACATCCTGACCCATCGGTACATGATGATCACGTCGAACAACAACCAGATCTTCCTGGATTTCCGTGATACGTCGTTCATGAAGGAATACTGGCCGAACGGCAACACGACTGGCGTGCCCAAGTACTACTCGGTGTGGGATCAAAACACGTTCTACATCGCGCCCACTCCAAACTTAAACTACGTGGTGGAGCTAGGCTACATCTACCGCCCGGCGCAGTTGTCGCCGGCGACCCCGACGACCTGGATCAGCACGAATGCTCCGGAAGCCCTGCTTTATTCCTGTTTGATTCAGGCCTACAGCTACACCAAGGGCCCGGACAACATGCTCCAGTACTTCCGCAATTCGTATCGCGAAGCGATACAGGGCCTGGGCATCGAGCAGCAGGGACGCCGCCGCCGCGACGAGTACCGCGATGGTATGATTCGTATGCCGCTTAAATCGGAGTCGCCCGGTCCATGATCAATGTTTCATCGCCCGTCCTAGTCGGCGGAGTACAAGTCCAAACTACCCAGTTCCGTGGGTGGTCGGCGGAAGAGCTTGCCCAGCGAGCGGCTGACAAGATCGTCTATGTTGGCGATCAGTCTCACCCAGCCATTCGGGAGCAGGCGATAGCGTTCAAAGAGAGCGTGAGACAGGTGGTCGCCTTCTATTTGAAGGAGGCCGTCGAGCAGGACCGAATCACGGTAGCCAATAAGCTCCGTGAGGCGGGACACCCAGAGCTGGTCCATTTGTTAGGAGAATAGAGATGGCATTTTCAGGCAACTTTATGTGCACCAGCTTCAAGGTGGAGCTGATGCAGGCCGTGCACAACTTTACTGCAAGCACGGGCAACACCTTCAAGCTCGCGCTGTACGACAACAGTGCGTCGTTCACGGCGGCGACTACCGCTTACACCGCAACAAACGAAGTGGCGAACTCAGGTTCGTACACGGCCGGTGGCGGTACGTTGACGAACGTCACGCCGACCTCGAGTGGCACGACGGCGTTCACGGACTTCGCGGATTTGTCGTTCACGAGTGCGACCATCACTGCTTACGGTGCGTTGATCTACAACGACACGGCGGCTGGCGATCCGGCGGTGTGTGTACTGGACTTCGGTGGTGCGAAAACCTCGACCAACGGCACGTTCACGATCATCTTCCCGACGGCTGACGCGACGAACGCAATTATCCGTATCGCTTAACGGGGGTCGACATGGCCCTTGTCCTTAAGGATCGCGTTCAGGAGACCACGACTAGCACTGGCACGGGAACAATAACCCTGGCCGGTGCTGTCACCGGTTTTCAGTCGTTCGCTGCTATTGGTAACGGCAACGAGACCTACTACGTCATTGCCGCTCAGACGGGCGGTCAGTGGGAAGTGGGCGTGGGCACGTATACGTCGTCAGGTACTACCCTGTCGCGAACCACGGTGCTGTCGTCCAGTAACTCCGGTTCGCTGGTGGATTTCTCTGCCGGCGTAAAGAACGTCTTCGTCACCTATCCGTCTGAGAAGTCGGTCAACGAGGATCTGCTGGGCGACGTCACGGTAGCTGGCTCGATCACGGGCGAGGAGTTACTGGCCTCTAACGGCATTGTGCTCAACAAAGACATTTCTGCCAGCAACTATACGTTTCCCGCTGACTACAACGGCTTGACCGTCGGTCCGCACACCGTCTCCTCTGGAGTGGCCATCACGGTCGCTGCTGGCCAGCGCTGGGTAGTGATATGAGTACGATTAACGCAGGCTCTACGACACCAACAGCGCTCACGCTGACGGGTAACACTGACGGTACGCTTGATTTTGCGACCGGCGGTACGATTCGTTTGACGCTGACCTCTGGCGGCAACCTGAACTTTGCGGGTACTGGCCAGCGCATCACGGGCGACTTTAGTAACGCCACTACCGCCAATCGCCTTGCGTTTCAAACCAGCACCACAAATGGCGCAACGGTTGTTGGAGCGATTCCTAACGGCACAAGCAACGAATCGCGTTTTGTCGTTTATTCAACAAGCGATCCAAATAACAGCTCAATCGGTCAGGTAATGTTTTCTGGAACGAGTGACTTTTCAATTCGTTCTGGACTGCAAGGTACCGGCAGTAACCTCCCGATGACCTTCTACACCGGGGGCAGTGAGCGGGTAAGGATAGACTCATCCGGCAACGTCGGCATTGGGACGGCTTCGCCGGGTGTAAAATTAGATGTTAGTGGCAGCGTTAGATCAACCGCAGTCGGTGTTTCCCTTGATAACGGCGTTAACTTTAATTCGTTTGGAGACACTAACAGCCTAATAAAAGCAAACTCCGTCTCTGGCGCAATGGAGTATTACGGATTCAACGGCCATCAATTTATTACGACAAACGGTGGTGCGAATACTCGCGTAACCATTGCCTCTTCCGGCAACGTCGCGATCGGCGGAACGCCAAGTGCGTGGGGCAGCGACACTCGGGCACTGCAGATCTTCAATAGGACATCCTTATCCGATCTGCAAAGCACAACTCAACTAACTAATAACGGATACTGGACCGGTAGTGGTTGGATTTACTTGCAAACTGCCGCAGCAGGTAACTACAACATCAACGGCAACACGCATATTTGGCGCTATGCCGCGTCGGGTACGGCCGGAAACGCCATAACGTGGGCAGAGGCAATGCGCATTGACTCCTCCGGCAACGCCATGATCGGCACCGCCAGTCAATACGGCAGTGCAAAGTTAAGCGTTGCTGGCTCTGTGGTCGCAACGGGCGGATGGGACGGAACTAACAGTTCTGCTGGAAAGCTCGGCGGAGTTGTCCAGTCGTTTGCTTGTGAGAGAAGCGGCACGGGCGCTTCTGGTCAGGTAATGTCTTTCGGTAACGGTGCAGCGGCCGGTAAAGGTCTTCGAATGCCATTTGCTGGCAAGGTGTTAGTGGCGACGTTAGCAGGTACCGGCATTGATGGCACTGTAACCATTGATGTCTACAAGAACGGTGCTACGAACACCAGCTACCGCTTGACAGCAACCAACGTTGGCGCTGCCGATGTAGGAGTCACGCAGAACTGGAGCAGTTCTCCACTGACGTTTGCCGCAGGAGATACCATCGGATGGCATCAGACGGTAGTTCCCACGGCCGCCATCACGTACAACGTTTCGTTTTACGTGATCTTTGATTAGGCGCTGCTGTAGGTAATTAGGAGTTATAAATGGCTAGTACCATCAACGCCACTGGCAGCGGTGTAGTTATCACTGGCGACTCTAGTGGCGCATTAAACCTGCAAGTTGGTGGGTCAAACGCTATTCAGATCTCTTCGGGCGGCGCGACCACGATCAGCAGCCTCAGTACCACGGGCAGCACCATTTCGTCCGGCAACCTGGCCTTCACGGGCACAGGACAACGGATCACGGGCGACATGAGCACGACCACGTTTGTGGATCGTTTGTCGTTTCAGACAACCGTGACAAACGGAGTCACATCAATATCGGCACTGCCAAACGGCACTGCCACCGGATCAAATGCTAATTTCTACAATAACAGTGACCCTACAAACTCCGGGTTGATGCTAGTTGGCGCGCTTTCGTCAGAAGCAATCATTAACTCAACCATTCGCGGTACTGGCTCCTACCTTCCAATGACCTTCTACACAGGGGGCAGCGAGAGGGTTCGGCTAGATACGTCTGGAAACCTGCTTGTCGGTACTTCCACAACTATTGGAACATCCAACGCTACCCTACAGGTTCTAAGGTCTGCTAGTAGTTCTATCACGATCGCGACGTCAACCATTCCTGTAAATACGGCAAGTTTTGCTGGTATAGACGGCTGGGGGTTTGACGGCTCTACGTACTTTGCTGCCGGAACACTTAACTTCCGAGCTGCCGAAGGCTGGTCAACTACAAACCACGGCTCTGATATCCAATTCCGTACCACCGCCAGTGGCTCTGGAGGCGCTTTATTTGAGGTAATGCGTCTGACCTCTACCGGCGCTTTAGCCTTTAATGGCTCAACTAATTACGGCTCTTCCGGGCAGGTACTAACGTCTAACGGTAATGCGCCCCCGACTTGGCAGTTGCCGGCTGGCCTTCCGACGATGAACATTGTCAGCGGCACTACGCAGGCCGCCGTTGCCAATAACCATTATGTTTTGACGAACGCTTCGGCTACTACCGTAACCTTGCCTGCTTCTCCATCCGCCGGAGCCGTGGTATGGGTAACCGTAGCAAACGGGCGGGTAGACAACGTAATCGCTCGTAACGGGTCAAACATTAATAGTCTTGCTGAAAACATGACTATTGATAGCGCATATGCAGGCGTACAGCTTCGCTATGCTGACGCAACAAGAGGTTGGGTGTTCACATGAGTACATTGAGTCAATTTGTAGGTGGGCCTGCCCGAGTAACCACTTACACCAGCGGTAGTGGGACATTCACGCCGCTTAGTACAACGAAGTCGTTTGCTCGCGTCACGGTAGTGGGCGGTGGCGCAAGTGGTGCTGGTGGAGCAAACGGTAGCTTCAATGGCGGCGCTGGCGGCGGTGCCGGTGCAACCAAAGAGATGTGGGTAAAGCTAACTGAAGCATCGTATTCGTACAGTGTTGGGGCAGGTGGTGCTGCTGTTGGCACTCAAATAGCTGGAAATAACGGTTCGAAGTCTGTTTTTGGCTCTATCGTTGCAAACGGTGGGGCTGGTCCCGGTTGGTCCGGGGGAGGTACCGTTCAGGGCGGAACGGGTGGCGGCGTTACATCAGGAGACGGCGTAAGAATTGGAGCTTCTGGGGACAGTGGCGGTTGTGGTGGAGGAATCGCGTCGGCTGTAGGCCATCCCGGATTTGCTATTGGATTTCCTGCTGCTGGCAGCAGTGGCGGCACCGGCACATCGTCAGCGGGTTCGTCCACTGGGTCAGAATCTGGTGGCGGCGGCGGTGGTGACAGCGCATACGGAAGAGGCGGAAACGGTGGCAACGCTCCCGCAGGAAATGGGACTGCCGGAAGTGGGTATGGCTCTGGCGGCGGCGGTGGCGGTGGCAATGCTAGTGGAGCAGGGGGCAGCAGCGGCGCAGGATCTGGCGGAATCATTATTATTGAGGAGTATCTGGAAGGATGAACAGGTACGCACTAATTAAAAACGGCAGCGTTGATTTGATCGTTGAACAAGACGACACGCCTGTGCTGCCTGGAACTTGGGTCGAAGTAACCGGAATGAATGTAGGACCGTTAGATCTGTATGACGGGGCTACGTTTACAAAATATGTTCCGCCGTTGCTCCCGAACATCATTACCAAGGCGGCTTTTCGGTTTCGGATGACCGACGATGAATACGTCGAAATTTTGTCCGCAGCGAAAACGGACGTTGAGGTCGCCGCATGGGTCGAAACCTTTAACATGGTTTCTACGATCAACCTCGATGATCAGCGTACGAAGAGTGGCGTTGAGAAGTTAGTTAGTAAGTCGTTACTAACAGAATCGCGCGCTAACGAGATACTGAACGATCCTGTACAACCTAACGAAATACCATAGGAAGCAACTAATGATCACTTGGAAAATTGAAAGCATGAGTGTCAAGCCCCAAGAGGGCTCGTACACGGACGTTGTGGTGACTGCCGCCTGGCGCTGCATCGACAGCAGTGGTGAGTTCACCGCCAGCAACTACGGCAGCGTTGGCTTTGTCGGCCCCGGCGACAGCTTCGTGCCTTATCAAGATCTGACGGAAGACGAGGTTCTTGGTTGGGTGTGGGCGAACGGCGTGGACAAAGACGCGGTTGAGGCGAACGTGACGCAGGAGTTGAATGCGCTCGTTAATCCTCCGATCGTTACGTTGCCGCTGCCCTGGAGCGCAACATGATCAAACTAGACCTATCCATTGAAGAAGTGAACGCTATCCTGCAAGTGCTTGGGCAGCTCCCGACGTCATCCGGAGCATGGCCCTTGGTGATGAAGATCAAGGAGCAGGCTGAAGCGCAGGTACCGAAGCCCGAGGAAGAGTAAGTCATGGGAACCATTAACGCCGCCGTAGACGGCATCGAACTGACCGCAGATGCGACTACCGCCCTGAACATTCAGTCTGGCGGCGTTAATGCCATTCAAATCGCTGCTGGTGGGGCTACCACCATCAGCAGCCTTACCACTACCGGAAGCACCATCTCGTCCGGCAACCTCACGTTCTCCGGCACCGCCCAGCGCATCACGGGCGACATGAGCAATGCGACGTTGAGCAATCGCTTGGCGTTTCAAACGAGTACGGCGAACAGTAACACCACAATTGGCGTTCTTCCAAACGGAACAGGGCAGACGGGGCAACTAAATCTGTATGGGAGTTCTGACCCCGCAAATACGTCCGTTTTTGCAATACTGTCATCAACGTCTTTGAGTGAGGCTAGGCTTGCGTCAGTGCTAACCGGCACCGGCTCCTACCTCCCGATGACCTTCTACACCGGAGGCAGCGAGAGGGTCAGGATAGATACGTCGGGCAACGTCGGTATTGGGACGGCTTCGCCTACATCAAAACTGGGGGTTTCATCGTCGGGAAATTTTGCCGATATATTGATGAAAACTGCGTCGGTTACGCAGGGAATTTGGGCAAATGAGTCAGGTGGCATTGGTGTTGTAGGAACGGTTACAAACCACCCTCTTGCGCTGTATACCAACAACGGCGAACGGATGCGTATTGACTCCTCCGGCAACGTCGGCATTGGGACGGCTTCGCCGAACCAAAAACTTGTGGTAGGCGGAAATGTTTACTGCAACACCGGAAATTTTATTGCTAACAGAGGGGGCGGTGGCGCTAACACCTCTGGCAGTGGTGTTGAGTTACAGATAGACGGAACTACATACGCAGCCATTCGCCAGCCAGCAGCAGAAACGCTGGCGTTTTACAGAGGCAGTGGCGGAACCACGGAGACGATGCGCATTGACTCCTCCGGCAACGTCGGCATTGGGACGGCTTCGCCTGCTGTAAAACTTCATGTTTACTCGTCGGCTGCTGCATTAAGGGTTGAAAGCAGTTCAACGGGACAGCCGATTTATCAGACTTTTTATAACGGCGCTGCAAACCAAACTTATTTTGGTATTGAATCAAGTTCCGGCACTGGAATTATTGGAACCGGCGCTGCTTATGCAACGCTTCTTTCAACGGTTTCAACAACCCCTCTTGTATTTGGCACTAACAGCGCCGAACGGATGCGTATTACCTCCGCCGGTAACGTCGGTATTGGCACAACTTCGCCCAGCACCGCTCTCCAAGTCAGCGGCACAATCACTACGACCGGCTTGACCGTTAGCAATACGATCAACGGAAGCATCTCTGGCAACGCCGCAACCGTCACTGACGGGATGTATTTGGCTTCAAATCAAACATCCACTGGGAGAAAGTTGTTCTCTGCAAGTCAAAACGTAGGAACAATGTTGACTGCAACAGGCAGTCTTGGTGGCCTTGAGGCTGTAAATCCGGGCGGTGCTAATGCTGCATTTATGTCGTTCCACCGCGCTGGTGCGTTCGCTGCGTATTTCGGTCTTGATACTGATAACCAATTCGCTGTTGGTGGTTGGAGTTCTGGCGCTGCACTTTCCAATTTCAAGTGCAATAGCCTTGGTGTTGGCACTGCCGCGTCAGGCACGACCGGCGAAATTCGCGCAACTAACAACGTCACGGCCTACTACTCCGACGCTCGCCTCAAAGACTTCAAGGGCAAGATCGGTGATGCGCTGTACAAAGTCAGCCAGTTAAACGGTTACTACTACACCGAAAACGAGAAGGCCGAAGAGTTCGGGTTTAACAACAAGGAACTCCAAGTTGGTGTCTCGGCGCAGGAAGTGAAAGCGATCCTGCCAGAAGTTATTGCTCCTGCTCCGTTTGATATGGATGCAGAGAACAAGAGCAAGTCTGGTGAGGACTACATGACCGTCCGGTACGAGAAGTTGGTGCCGCTCTTGATCGAAGCCATCAAGGAGTTGAAGGCGGAGGTCGAAGCACTCAAGGCCGCGAAGTAAGCCATGACACTTCCGGTTAATAACCTATCGATGTCCCAAGTGAACGTTGAACTTGGGTTGGCAGCGACTACGCAGATCTCGCTTAACCAAGCGAACGTGCGCACGCTTGCCGGTGTTCCGAGTGGGCAGATATCGATGAGCAATCTACTTGGCAAGTCCGCTTATAACGGGCCTCCCACCGTTGAATACCTAGTTATTGCCGGTGGCGGTGGCGGAGGATACGGTAGATACGCTTATTACGGACCCGGCGAATATGGCGTTGGAAACTCTGGTGGTGGTGGCGCAGGCGGATACCGGACAAGTTCAACTGCGGTATCGCAGGGAACAACATACACAATAACTGTTGGCGGCGGAGGCGCTGGTGCACCCTTTTACGGCGCAGCCAGTAACGGGGGCAATTCGGCATTTGGCGGCATTGTTTCGACAGGCGGCGGAGGCGGCGGTTCTACAGATGACTTCAACTTAATATCAAACGGCGGAAGCGGCGGCTCTGGCGGTGGTAACTCTGTCGAGTGGTATATATTTAGTTACGGCATGTATAAGTGCGGCCAGACAGCGGCCGGCTTGGGAACTGCCGGCCAAGGAAACAACGGTGGCACCGGATACGGCTGTCCGCAACAAGATGCCGGTGGAGGCGGTGGCGCAGGAGGCGCTGGCGGTGTTGCGACGGGAGGCGCACCCGCATCTTCTTCAATAACCGGAGCCTCTGTTGCCAGAGCAGGTGGTGGTGGAGCAGCGTATGGCGGCTTTGGCGGTGGCGGTGGCGCGGGTAATGCTTACCCATATAGTCCTCGTTCCGCTACAGCTAACACCGGCAGTGGTGGTGGTGGCGGCCGTGAATATAGCCCTCCAAACACAGGAAACGGGGGGTCTGGTGTTGTCATCATTCGACATGCGGATACTTACACAACCGGAACCACTACGGGGTCCCCGTCTATAACGACGAGCGGTGGATATAAAATTTATGTGTTCAACGGATCTGGTTCTGTTGTTTGGAACTCTTGATCATGGCTCATTTTGCAAGAATTGACGAAAACAACCTTGTCGTTGACGTTGTTGCTATTAGTAACGATGCAATCGAAGAGCTTCCGTTTCCAGAGTCGGAGCCCGTCGGGGTTGCTTTTTGTAGAGCCTTGTATGGGGACAGCACTGCTTGGAAACAAACAAGCTACAACGGATCTTTCAGGAAAAACTTCGCCGGTGCCGGGTTTAGTTACCGCCAGGACATAGATGCATTTGTTCCGCCTCGGCCAATTAGATATCCGTCATGGGTGGTAAGTCCAACAACTGCTCTTTGGGAGCCTCCTATTCCTAGGCCCCCTGATTCCGTGTATCGCTGGGACGAGTCAACTGTTTCTTGGGTAAGTGTGCCAAAACCATACCCCTCTTGGTATTTTGATCCGTCCCAGGATCCACCAACGTGGATGCCACCAAAGCCGTTTCCCCCTGATCGAATACCTTTTGGAAACAAGCGGTATGAATGGAACGAGGCTCTTCAGGAGTGGATTTACGTTCCGTCCGCAGGCGAGGGCGGGGAGGAGCCGTAATGCTTTTTCACAAGCCCACCAAAACAGCGTTTGTACTGCCAACCCGAACGGGAAGCACAAGCACTTGCAATTACTTGGTTGCACTCGGTTTTAAGTATGTTCCGTACTTAAATACAACAGAACCGAGAATGCATCACATGTTTCCGACCGAGGCGTTCGATGTATTTCCTAACCTAAAAGCCTACAAGCTATACGGGTTTTTCAGAAATCCACTAGATCGTTATTTAAGTATTTGCAGGATGTTCAATCGATTTGGTCAGAGGGTAACACCAGCACACATAACCGACAGCAGTGTCGCCGATAACATCCAGCTCGCTTATATCCTAAAAGCCAGGCAGGTTGAGTGGCTAGATGTCCCAAACATGACTGTTTTGGATTTTGATAATTTTTCGTCTGAGTTAAAGGCGATTGGAAGCAACTACGACGATCCGGGCCACGAGGTTATGCACATTAATGCTGGTCGAGGGGTCGCAGAAGCTACTCCAGAAGTCATCGAGTTTGTCCGCGACTATTACGCTGCCGACTACGAGTTTGCGAAGAGGACACTAGGTAAGGAATACTAGCGAATGCTCGGCTTTACCCCATTTGCATCGGCTCCCTTTGCATCCGCAGGGGCAGTCGACGTTGCTGTCAGCCTCACTGGGGTACAAGCTACCGGCCAGGTGGGCGCGGCTGCGGTCACAGGATCCGCAAACGTCACGCTTACTGGCGTTCAGGCAACGGGGCAAGTTGGTACCGTAGCTGTCGCTGGCGCGGCTAACGTATCGGTCACCGGAGTTTTTGCCACTGGCGAGGTCGGATCGGTCGCCGTTAACGCGTCAACCGACGTGTTTGTTACCGGTGTCTTCGGAACTGGAGAGGTCGGCACCGCTGCCGTCACCGGTACCGCGAACGTTCTTGTTACGGGGGTGTTCGGTACCGGAGAGGTCGGCACCGTCGCTGTGGCGGCGGGAGCAGAGGTCCCTGTCACCGGGCTGTCGGCTACGGGACAGGTTGGCACCGTCGTCGTTGCAGCAAACGCAGATGTTCTTGTCACCGGAGTCTTTGCAACAGGTCAGGTTGGCGTTGCAGCGGTTACGGGCGACGCCAACGTCCTTGTCACCGGCGTTGTGGCCACCGGCGAAGTTGGCTCTGTTACGGTGCTTCCGTCGGTCGAGGTCTTCGTTACCGGGGTTCAAGCCACTGGACAGGTTGGCGTTGCTGCCGTCGCCGCCAATGCGGATGTCTTCGTCACCGGGGTCTTCGCCAGTGGCGAAGTCGGCTCGGTTGTTGTTACGGCAGGCACCAACGTACTAGTTACCGGCGTATCTGCAACGGGACAGGTCGGGGCTGCTGCTGTTACAGGAACGGCGAATGTTCTTCTGACTGGGGTTCAGGCCACCGGCGAAGTCGGCACCGTCGACGTCGAAGTTGTCACCAACGTCTTCGTCACCGGGGTTTCGGCTACCGGTGCCGTGGGTGCGGTGGCCGTCGCTGCAAACGCCGACGTCTTCGTAACTGGCGTACAAGCGGTCGGACAGGTCGGACAGGTCACTGTTTGGAGTAATATTATCCCTGGCCCGACCGGCCCGTGGACCGTGGTCGATGACGCGCAGGGCGGTATTTGGACGCCCGTGGATGATTCGCAACCGAATATTTGGACGCCGATAGCGGCATAGAGGATCGAGAAATGCCTAGTAGTTACAGCACAAACCTTGGCCTGGAGCTCATGGTGACGGGCGAGAAGTCCGACACTTGGGGCGACATTACCAATAGTAACCTCGGAACGCTGCTGGAGCAGGCCGTATCGGGCTACGTCACGCAGGCGGTTGCCACGGGAACGGACACGACGATCACCATCCCGGATGGTTCGACTGGCGTTGCTCGAAACATGTACATCGAGCTCACGGGCACGGGCGGTGCGGCCACAAACCTGATTGTTCCGGCCAAGAGAAAGCTGTACTTCATCTACAACAACACCGCTTCTGGGCAGGTCACCGTCAAGGTGTCGGGCCAGACGGGTGTTTCTGTGGCCAATGGCAAGAAAGTCATTCTGGTCTGTGACGGCACGGACGTGGAGCTTGCGACGAGCTATCCCACGACGCCGGTTGCGGTGACAGACGGCGGTACAGGCGTCACGACGAGCACCGGTACGGGCAACGTCGTTCTCTCGACTTCGCCGACACTGACAACGCCGAATCTAGGCACGCCGTCGGCTTTGACGCTCACGAACGCGACGGGGCTGCCTCTTACTACGGGTGTCACCGGTACACTGCCGGTAGCCAATGGCGGCACGGGAGTTACGAGCAGCACCGGATCAGGAAGCGTGGTGCTTTCTACGTCTCCCGCGCTCACGACTCCGAACCTCGGCACTCCGTCTGCGGCGACTCTGACGAACGCCACTGGATTGCCGTTGACCACGGGCGTGACGGGCACGCTACCTGTTGCCAATGGTGGTACTGGCGTTACGAGCAGCACTGGTTCTGGCAGCGTGGTGCTTTCCACGTCCCCTGCTTTGACGACTCCAAATCTCGGCACGCCGTCTGCGGCAACGCTGACCAATGCGACGGGCTTGCCGCTCTCGACGGGCGTCACCGGAACGTTGGCCGTGACCAACGGCGGTACGGGCCAAACGAGCTATACCAACGGTCAGTTGCTGATCGGTAACACGACCGGCAATACGCTGAACAAGGCGACGTTGACCGCAGGCACAGGCATCACTATTACCAATGGCGCTGGCTCAATCACGATCTCCGCCGCTGGCACTGGAGATGTTGCGGGTCCCGGCTCGGCAACGGATAACGCTATTGCTCGTTTTGACGGAACAACTGGAAAGCTTATTCAAAACTCCGGCGTCACCATCACCGATGGCGGCGTGTTAACGACGACCGCTAACGTTTCAGTCAATGGCGTTACGATCGGCAAGGGAACAGGCACCGGCACAAGCAACCTCGCTATCGGCGCGACCGCTGGCGACAGCATGACGACCGGCAGGCAGAACACTTTTGTCGGTGTCGACGCAGGTACCGCTGTTACTAGCGGAGAAGACAATACGTTTGTTGGTTATGGCGCTGGTGATCAGGCGTCATCCTCTAGCGACAACACTTGTCTTGGCAAATGGGCTGGAATTCAGATCAGCACTGGAAGTTTTAATACGGCTATTGGATCCGGGGCATATGCGGGAGGCGGCGCATACAACAACTCCACGTGCATCGGATATAGCTCGCAGATCACCGGAGGTGATCAGCTTCAGTTAGGCAACTCGTCAGTAACGACCTACGTATATGGGTCAGTGCAGGATCGCTCGGACGCACGAGACAAGACGGACATCCAAGACACGGATCTTGGGTTGAACTTTGTCCTTGCTCTTCGTCCCCGTAAATTTAGATGGGACATGCGCGAGGATTACCGCACTCCGCGTCCGCCGCCGGATGCTCCGAAGGACGTCCTTGATGCGTGGATCGAGGCCAATAAGTTTAGCAACCTGCAGCATGACGGCACGCACAAGCGTAATCGTTTCCACCAGGGCCTGGTTGCGCAAGAAGTCAAAGCTACGATGGACGCGATGGGCATCGACTTTGGCGGCTATCAGGATCACAAGGTCAAGGGCGGAGAGGATGTCTTGTCGCTGGGCTATGAAGAGATGATTGCCCCGTTGATCAAGGCTATCCAAGAGCTCAAGGCCGAGTTCGATGAGTACAAGAGGACGCACCCATGATGACAATGGTCAGTACTTTCCTGTCCTTCCTCGCAGGCGGACTGCCAAAGATCCTTCAGATCTTCCAAGATCGGCAGGACAAGAAGCATGAGTTGGCCCTTGTGGCAGCGCAAAAGGAGCGTGAGCTCGCTTTGGCCGAGCGGGGCTTTCTCGCGCAGGCGCGCGTGGAGGAGATCAAGCTAGAGCAGATCCAAACGCAGACCGCAGCCGAAGAGCGTGTGGCGCTGTACCAGCACGACATGGAGATCGGCAAAGGCGCAAGCCAGTGGATGATCAACCTGCGCGCTTCGGTGCGTCCGGTTGTGACTTACATCTTTGTTCTGGAACTGGTCGCTATCAACATCGCCGGAGTCTGGTACGCCTATAACACGGGCGTACCGTTTGCGGCTGCCATGGCGGAGGTGTTCTCTGAGGACGAGATGCTGATCCTGTCCTCGATCATCGCCTTCTGGTTTGGAACGCAGGCATTCGGTAAGAAGTGAAAGTCTCCAAGGCCGCCATTGAGATGATCAAACATCATGAGGGCGTCAGAACGCGCCCTTATCGGTGTCCGGCCTTGTTGTGGACCGTGGGCGTTGGACATGTCATCGAGCCGACTCACACTGCGGTGAAGTATGAGGAACGTCGCCATTTACCGATACCCGCAGGGTGGGATCGCACTCTCACGATGGACGAGGTGGACCGGATACTTGCTGAAGACCTTCGTCGGTTTGAGCGTGGCGTGGTTCGACTTTGCCCTGCTGCTGTTGGCCGTCAAGGAATCTTCGATAGTCTCGTTAGTTTTGCCTTCAACGTGGGCCTCGGCAATCTCCAACGCTCTTCCCTTCGGATGAAGACGAACCGAGGTGATCTCGAAGAGGCCGCTGATGAGTTTTTGAAATGGACCAAGGCTGGTGGTCGTGTGCTACCTGGGTTGGTCAAACGGCGCAATGATGAGCGCGCCATGTACCTATCAGGAGTGCATCAATGAAAGTTACCCTTGAACCACGGACCACGGACCTTGGACTGGTCGAGCCTGCGCACACCGTAGAAGTCTACTGCGGGTCCTGCGGGTACGATCTGGATGAGGCAGAACTCAGCGCCGACACGTGTTCCGACTGTGGGCAGCCGCTGAACCTGAAGCAGCATGTGTCCATTCAGGTCACAACGATCCCTGCTGCCACGGGAGCGACGTTGCGATGAAGAAGGCCAAGAGCAAAGTGAACGCTGCCGGCAACTACTCGAAGCCGAGCATGCGTAAGCAGTTGTTCGAATCTATCAAGGCGCGTGCGGTTCAGGGCACCAAAGCAGGCCAGTGGTCCGCGCGCAAGGCACAGCTATTAGCGAAGAAGTACAAGGAGAAGGGCGGTGGATACCGGGACTGATCTCGAATTGTTCAAGGCACAGGTCCAAGCCGAACTGAATCGGCTTGAAGCCAAGTCGTCTGCCAAGGAAGTGGCCGGAAAGGCCATCGGCAAGGACGGCTTGAAGTACATCACGGCGATTGTCGTGATCGGTGTGCTGTCGAGCCTTGCGCTTGACGGGGAGAAGATCGCTGCGGTGATGGGCCTTCTTGGCGCGTCGCTCACGGCTCTTATCTCAATGCTGGCCAGCATCGCTGGTGCCAGCGAGAAGGAAGAGAAGCCTGAGTTTGGCGTGATCAAGGATTTGATCGCGAAGCTCGACAAGCTCGATCGTAAAGAACAGCCCATGCGCGTGGATGTCGAAGGCGACCACGTGACTGTGACCAAGGGCGATGACGTTGTGCAGGCCAAGCGATGAAGGCCCCGCAACAGTCACTGAGGAACTGGACCGCTCAAAAGTGGAGGACAAAAAGTGGTAAACCGTCTAGCAAAACTGGTGAGCGATACCTTCCAGAAGCTGCGATCAAGAGTCTCAGCCCTCAAGAATACGCTCGTACAACGGCTGCGAAGCGCCGTGGCAAAGCTAAAGGGAAGCAATTCGTAAAGCAGCCGAAGTCGATTGCTCGCAAGACAGCGCAGTACAGGTGAGTCATGGCCAGCGTTAAGAAGGATGCGATTGGGCAGGAGATCCGCAAGTCGTACGAGCGCGGCCAGAAGGGCTGCCCGGAAGCGACGATGGACATCCACATCAATCTCAAGAACCGAAACAATGCGATCAAGGAGTATGGGTACGGTCCGCTGAACCCAGAGGCCGAGTCGCGTGCGTTTTGGGACAAGAAGGCCGAACTCTGGTCGACCACAGTGCGGGAAGCCAAGAAGGCACGCTGTGGCAACTGCGCCGCGTTCATCCAAACCCCGAAGATGCTGACCTGTATCGAGAACGGCATCGAAGACCCCAGCGAGGAACACGAAAACTATGCCCCGGATGTGGTCGCGGCAGCCAATTTGGGCTACTGCGAGCTCTTTCACTTCAAGTGCGCTGGCGACCGGACGTGTGACGCGTGGCTCGTCGGCGGCCCAATCAAGTAACATGCGGTCATGGCATACTTCAGACTCTTTCTCAAGCCCGGTGTAGACAAGCAAAACACCGAGTACGGCGCAGAAGGCGGGTGGATCGACAGCGATTACATCCGTTTTCGGTATGGCCTGCCTGAAAAGATCGGCGGATGGACCGCGTTTGGCGGTTCGTTGACCTACTTGGTCGGTATGCCAAGTGAAGTGTTCTCGTGGAACAGCCTGGACGGCGCTCCGTACCTCGTGGTGGGCACTTCGAAGAAGGTTTATATCTCGTACGGCGGTAGTTGGGGCGATATCACCCCGATTCGAGACACTGGTACGGTTACCTTTAGTACAACCAACGGCAGTACGACCGTCGTAGTCAACGACGTCGCCCACGGGGCCATCGAAGGCGACTTTGTGACCTTTAGTAGCGCCACGGGAAACCCCGGTGGCGTGACCAATGCGACCTTGAACAACGAGTTTGAGGTAGGACAGGTCATTAACCCCAACAGTTACCAAATTACTGTCCCAACCCCGGCTACATCAACCGTAAGCGGTGCTGGTAGTGCGACTGCGGCCTATCAGATCAACGTCGGTTCGGATATCAGCTATTTCGACTACGGCTGGGGTGTCGGTGCCTGGGGCCTTGGCACGTGGGGCACGCCACGTACCTCTGGTGTCGGCATCGCGTTGTACTCGCGAGTGTGGCAGTTCGACAGCTTTGGCGAGAAGCTCATCATGCAGCTCGTCAATGGCGGGATCTATCAATGGGATCCCGATCCGCTCAATCTGACCACTCGTGCTACGGCCATTAGTGGCGCTCCGACCAAGAGCAATTACGCTCTGGTGTCGACTCCCGATCGCCATCTTGTCTGCTTTGGAACGGAAGGCACTATCGGAACTCCTGCAACACAGGATCCGATGTTTGTGCGGTTTTCTAACCAAGAGGACATCAACACCTTTGTCGCTACCGCTACGAACACGGCCGGTGGACAACGGCTCACGGACGGTAACGAGATCATCTCTGCGCTGCGTTCACGTGGTCAGATCCTGATCTGGACGGACACGTCGCTGCACGGTATGCAGTACGTCGGTCCCCCGTATACCTTTGGCTTCCAGCAGTTGGGGGCTAACTGCGGCCTGATCGGCCCCCATGCCTCTGCCGACGTGAACGGCGTGGCGTATTGGATGAGCAAGGACGCGTTCTTCGTGTTCGACGGTACTGTTAAGAAGTTACCGTGTAGCGTGCAGGACTACGTGTTTAAGGACTTGAACACGGTTCAGTCTCAAAAGGTGCATGTTGGCATTAACACCCAGTTCAACGAAGTAACGTGGTGGTATTGCACTGCTAACAGCAATTTCATCAACCGCTTTGTGACGTACAACTACCTTGAGAACGTGTGGTCCGTGGGCACTATGGCTCGCACTGCGTGGCAGGATCTTGGCGTGTACGCCAAGCCAATTGCTTCGGATTACGACCCCACAAGCACTGCGGCGACCATTTCGACGATCTACGGCCTGACTGCCGGCAGAGCCGTTTTGTACAACCAAGAAGATGGCGTCAATGCCAACGGATCAGCGATCCTGGCGTACATTAAATCGGGTTACTTTGACATCGGCGACGGCGATCAGATGCTGTACATGCGCCGATTTATCCCAGACTTTAAGAATCAGGTAGGAGACCTCACGGTCCGATTGCTATTGCGCCCCTATCCGCAATCTTCTGCTGTCCCGAGCTCTTTGGATCCTTATGTGATCACTCCTACGACGGATAAAGTCGACACTCGGGCGCGTGGACGGCAGATTAGTTTGCAGATCGAGAGCGATGCCGTAGGCACAAACTGGCGCTTCGGCACCATGCGCGTTGATATCCAGCCGGACGGCTTGCGATGAGCAAGATCACTAACGTACGTCTGCCGAACGCCGCGCCGGTTCAATACAGCGCGGAGTCGTTCGACCAGCTCGTGCGTTCGCTCGAACAGGTCATTTTTCAGCTTAATAACACCTATTCGCCAGCCGTTACCGAAGACAAAGATTCAGCCTATGCCTGGTATGGCGATGGTGGAGGATTTACAGACATGAGCGGAACACCGGTCCCTGTTTCACTTGGTGGAACGAACCTAGACGCCTTCGGTCGGTTGCGTGTCAGTCAGCCATACACTCTTTTTGACTCACAGCAGCGGTTCGCGGCCGACAACCAGTTCGACACAAGCACTGTGAACGGTGCTTCAACGTCGTACCTAACCAATGAGTCTGCTCTTCTGATGTCGGTAGATAGCACCACCAACTCAGAGGTGGTACGGCAGTCGTTTCGTTCTATGTCTTACCAGCCCGGCAAGGGGCTGTTGGTGCTTGCCACGTTTGCCATGAATACGCCGACGGCGAATATTCGTCAGAGAGTCGGTTACTTTAACACCCAAAATGGCGTGTTTTTCCAAGTTGACGGCACTACAAAGTCGATGGTGTTGCGATCTAATTCCATCCCGACGCCAGGCACGCCGAGCGATGCTCGTACGATTACCCAGGCTAACTGGAATGGCGATAAGTTAGACGGCACTGGCCCGTCCGGTATCACGCTCGATGTGTCCAAAACACAGATTTTTTGGTGCGACTTTGAGTGGCTCGGTGTTGGTTCTGTCCGCACTGGGTTCGTGATCAACGGCCAATACATCGTCTGCCATACGTTCGATAACGCTAACGACAAGACGACGACCTACATGACCACCGCCATTCTGCCGGTGCGTTATGAGCTCAAGAACCTGTCTAACGCCACAACGGCGAGCATGAAGCAGATCTGCTCAAGCGTTATGTCGGAAGGCGGATACGAGCAATATTCACCAAGTCATTTGGCGCGTCGCACAACTAAGTTATCAAACATCCAACTGACCTTTAAGCCCATTGTCTCTATTCGTCTGGCCTCAACCGCGCTGGGAGCCGTTGTGGTACCGGGCCGTATGCAGGTGCTGCCTATTGCAAGCCAGTCCTACGAAGTGGCGCTCTTTTTTAACAGCACATTGACTGGAGCCTCATGGGCGGCTGTTGACACAGATGCCAACGTAGAAATGGACACATCTGCCACGGCCATGACAGGAGGAACTCTGGTTCAAACGGACTACGTAACCTCGAGTGGCTCAGGCGGAATTCAGCCTCTCGTTGATCCTTCCGGATACAACTGGGCGTTGCAATTAGGCGTGTCCTTGGCCGGAGCAAGCGACGTGTTAACGCTGGCTATTCGTACGGTGGACTCAGCAACCCCACAGGGCGAGTGTTACGGAACCATCGCGTTTTGGGATCTGACGCAGTAGGGGTGAGCCATGGCCAACAAGTATTTTAGAAAAGCCAGTATCCCAACCGCCGCAACCCCCGCGACGCTATATACCGTTCCGGCGGCTAATGCGACGATCGTTCGTTCTTTGCGGGTTACTAACGCCGGGACCGGGGTGGCCGCAATCACGGTGACTCACATTGGGACTGGCACAACCTATTACCTACAGAAGTCTCGATCGCTTTCGGTGAACTGCACGTTTGACGTGTTTAACGGCATCCCTTGTGTGCTTGAGGCAGGGGATTCGATTCAGATCGAATCGAGCATAGCCGCCGTTACTTTTTACCTGTCCTACTTGGAGACTGACCGCTCGTGACAAGTGGACAACGCTTGACAACTTGGCTCATAATCCCCGCCATATCCGCGTCCTTTCCCGGCGCGCGACCCCTTGTTGGGTCTTTGGCACAAACCGGAAAGGACACCTATGGAAGATGAAGGCATCATGGGCCTGCCTCCGGGGCAAGCCATGCAAAATCCGGCTCCTCCCCAGCAGCCTGTGGTATCCAGCGCGGACTCCTACGACGCTGCTCTTTCTGGTTTAGGCCTGTCGCAAAACGGTCCGGGCCAGGTCTCAGACGTTAAGCGCGCTGTTCAAGACGCCATCGGGGACCTCGACCTAAGCGCGAGTGAAGTTGCTGCACTGCTCGATGTCCTCGAGTACATGTCGCAGAACCCCGACGAGTACCCGCAGCTCCGTCAGCGCCTGATCGATTCGGGCATGATGGACGATGACGATCTGCCGCCGGCGTACGATCCGGAGTATCTCGGCATGGCGATCATGGTGCTCAACGAGTACCGTGACATGCGTTCGGCTGGCGCTCAAGCGCCCATGCAGATGGCACCAGAGGTCGAGAACCTCGGACCAATGCCCATGGCCGAAGGCGGTCTGGCCGATGTTGCCTCGTATCTGGCCTCACAGGGCCGCAATGGCGACACGATGCTGGCGCACATCACGCCGGCCGAAGCCCGTCTGCTCAAGGCAATGGGCGGATCTGGCACCATCAATCCCCGCACGGGATTGCCTGAATTCTTCCTCAAGAAGATCTTCAAGAAGGTCAAAAAGGCGGTTAAGAGCCTCCTTAAGAACCCAATCGTCCGCGTCATTGCCACTGTTGCATTGGCCACGGTCCTCGGCCCAGCAGCCGCGTCTATTGGTATGTCGACCGCTGCCGCTACGGCCACCGCTTCGGTGGCGTCGTCTGCTGCTGTCAGCGCCATGGCCGGCGAGAAACTCAACGCCAAGAACCTCCTGATCAACGCCGCGACGAGTTACTTCGGTGCCGGCGGCACGATCGGGGGCGTGAACCCTGTCTCCAGCATTGCGAAGCTTGCAAGCCGCATCCCCGGCGTCACCGAGGGCGGCAAGCTCGCGCAGGGCATTGGCTCTGGCTTGACGAGCGCGGCGATCGGCAAGGCTTCGGGCATGAGCACCGAAGAGGCGTTGGGCATGGGCCTCCAGCAAGGCGTCATGACGGGGCTCACGTACAAGCCAGAGCAGACTCCTGTTGAAAGCGCCACGGGCCAAGGACCAACACAAGCGGCTCCGGGTCAACAAGCTCCTATCCAACGCGGCATTGGCGAACTGCCACCGAGTGACTACGTTGCCGCTCCGGAGCAGGTTGCGACGACTGCTCCGGGAGCCGTGGGCACCGCTGCCTCTGGCGAGGTGGCCGGCAAGAGCTTCTTAGATCGCCTAAACCCCTTCAGCAAACTCCCTGATGACTATCCGGTGGATGCGGCTACAGGTGCGCCCGTTAACCCTGCCCAAACATTCACGGGCCGGTTGAACGAATTTGCCAACATGCCGTCGTTCCAGACGTTTAAGGACGCGTTCCTCGTCAATCCGTACGCCAAAACAGAGCTTGGTAAGTTTGTCCCTGCCGCGCTCACTACAGTGGGCGTTGGCGCATTGACGGGTGGGTTTAAAGCCACTCCAGCAAACGAAAATCCGCTCTTTAATCGTAATTACACTGGCGCGGACTACATCCGCGATAACCCGAACCTCTTCGGCGGTACATTGGGTCGCGTTGAGGGCATGCCGCAATCGTACGATCCGTTCGTGCGCACGCAATCACCAAGCATGGCCCCCGGATCACAGATCCCGATATACACGCCGCGTGGTGCTACGATGATGCCCACCGGCGTCCCGCAGCCATACAATGTGGCAGGACTTTATGGCGTCCCTGACCTGTCGGCCCCCGTGCAACAGCCGACCTATCCCGTGCCGGGATACGCAAAGGGTGGCGATCCGAAACCAACGCATTTCCCCCGTAAAACAGGCCCAATCAACGGTCCTGGAACGGGCACTTCTGACTCGATTCCGGCGATGTTGTCGGATGGTGAGTTCGTATTTACGGCTAAAGCCGTTCGCAATGCCGGAGGCGGTAGCCGCCGCAAAGGCGCAAAACGCATGTACGCCTTGATGAAAAAGCTCGAAGGCGGACCGGTGAAGGGGTAATAAAATATGTCAGCTACCGCAAGTGACGTTCAACAAGGAATCGTACGTGAAGCTCCTGAGATCGAGGCCTATAAACTTGACCTGTTGAAACAGGCGCGGGACTTGGCGTTTAACGTCAAGCGCGACGCAGCCGGCAACGTTATCGGTACGACAACCCCGCTCGCGCAGCAGCTTCCGGCCTATCAAGTCGCTGGCTTCTCGCCTGCTCAGTTGGCCGCGATGCGTGCCGCCGAGGCACAGGGCGTTGGCTCTTACATGCCGTATATACAGGCAGCCAACCAAGGCGTTGGCGCTGGCATGCAGACCACTGCCGAAGCTGCCGACGTTCTTCGTGGTGCGGACACCCGAGCTCAGTTCACCGATGCACAGCAGGCCATGCGCAATGCCGCTCTGGCCGGACAGGGCATCACCTCTGGCGTTGGCCAACTTGGCGTTGGCCTTGGGTACCTTGACGAAGCGGCTCGCCGTGCTGGGATGTCGGACGTTTCTGGCCGTCTCGGCGGTGCGTACCAAGACGTAGAGACGGGCCTCGGCGCGTTGGCCACGGCTCAGAACATGGCGGCGCTTTCGTCGCAAGCCGACCTGCAACCGGCCACGGCCGCGATCGGACAGGGCTTTGCGGGACTGACTGGTGCGCAACAGCTTGCGCTTGGCGCTGCCGGTGCGGACTTCGCTGGCTCACAGGGGCTTTTAGGTGCGGGTATCGGCGGCTTCCAGCCTGGCCAAGAGACCGCTGCCTTCATGAACCCGTATCAACAGTCGGTGATCGACGAGACGATGCGTCAGATCAACCGGCAGGGCCAGATCGCCCAGCAGGGGCTTTCGGCGCAGGCCGTTCGCTCTGGTGCGTTCGGTGGCGAGCGCGAAGGCGTGCAGCGTGCCGAGCTTGAGCGCGGTTTGATGGAGCAGAAGGCAGGCACGATCGCCAATCTTTTGAACCAGGGCTATAACCAAGCGCAGGCCAATGCGATGGCCTCGTTCGAGCAGCAGCAACAGCGTCGTATGCAGGCCGGTCAAACGGTCGGTCAGCAGGCCGCGCAACAGGCGCAGCTAGGACAGGCCGCAGCAGGGCTTTACGGCAATCTCGCGCAGAACCAAGTCGCCGCAGGCCAAGGCCTTGGTCAGTTAGGCGTGCAGCAGGCACAGCTTGGCCAATCGGCGTCGGGACTCTATCAACAGGCCGCTCAAAACTACGGCAACCTCGCTTCGCAAACGGGTGCGCTTGCTGGCCAAGAAGCCAACATGCAGCAGAACATCGCCAATCTTTTGGCGGCGCAAGCGGGACAGCGTGGCCAGATCGCACAGACTGCTGCTGGCATTTACGGCCAGCAGGCCGGCACGTATCAAAACCTTGGACAAGGCATCGGCGCGTTGGCCGGCCAGCAGTTCGGCATCGGCCAAAACATGGCCCAGGGCCTTGGCGCGTTGGGCGGTCAGCTTGGCCAACTTGGCGTACAACAGGCGGCTTTGGGCCAGACGGCGCAGGCCATGAACCAAGGCGACATCAACTTCCTCTACAACGTTGGTCAGTCGCAACAAGCACTGGCGCAGCAGGGCATCGATGCGCAGCGTGCAACGCAGCTTCAGCAGATCTATGCTCCGTACCAGCAGGTTGGATTTTTGTCCGACGTTTATCGCGGCGCACCGTCGACGCAGATGTCGACGCAGGTCTCCAGTGTTCCGTCAGCAAGCCCGTTCCAACAAGCCGTAGGCATTGGACTTGGCGCAGTAGGCACCTTGGCGGGTGCCAAGAAAGCCGGACTTTTCTAAGGGGTCGATATGGCAAAGGCAAGAGAAATGTTGGACGACGTGGAAAACGTCGGCATCATGCAGGGCTTCCTCGACGAGGCAGACGATGCCGTGGAGATGGAAGACGAGATGGAGGAAGAGGAGGATGCGGACGAGGAAAACTCGGCTGCTAAGGTCCTCGATCGCCGTCCCAATTCGCCTGAGATCCTCATGAACAATCTCCGTGGCGACATGCGCTCCGTCGATGCGCGTCGCGAAGAATTGGCTGACCTCGTGGGCTACCCGGCCGCTGCCGAGACCCCCGACTCTGTGCTTGCGATGCTCCAGCCGGTGCTGGCGCAAGGCGCTGGGCTTGGCGCGTTGCCGCAATCACAGCCCATGGCCCAAGGGCCACAGCCTCCAATGCCGCCGCCTCCGGGAGCTGCCATGGGAGCTCCGCCTCCTGGCGCTCCGCCACTTCCTCCTGGCGCAGCCGCGCCGCCACCCGGCGATATGGCCGCGCTTCTTGCCGCCGCCGGTCCTGCTCCCGGAGGCGGTATGGCTCCTGGCCCGATGATGGGGCCTGATGGTCAGCCGATCCCGCCGGAAGGCATGCCGCCGATCCAGATGAAGGATGGTGGGTACGTTCAACGTTTTCAGGACGGGTCCGATGAGGAAGGCGTGACCCCATACGATGAGGACACTTCCTCCCTCGGTATGCGTCTGCCACCAGAGCTTCTTGAGTATGCCCGGACGGGCTACTCCAAGATGCTGACGCAGCCGACCTCTGCGATGCCTGACCTTAAGGCAACGACGATGGAGCGCGAACAGATGTATCGCGATCTGCTTGGCGAGGACAAAGAATCCCGTCAGGCGCAGTTGCTGTTAATGCTCGGCCAGAAGGGCTTACAGCTTGCCGGCAACGTCGATGCGCAGGGCCGTCCTTTGCGCGGTTCAACACTGAGCCGTCTTGCGACCGTTGCCTCGGAGGTTCCGGGTGCAGTGGGTCAATTCATTGCTGAAGAGGACAAGAACAAGCGCGCGATCCGCATGGCGGCGATCCAAGCTGCCGAGAAGGAGCGTGAGCAGGTTCGCGAGGGCAATATCAAGCTCGTCGAGTCGCAGCGCAAGGCGTTCGGCGACATCCTCAAAAATTCTGGCAAATCCGCAAGCAGCATGTTCGGCAAAGGCTCGTGGGACTGGAGCGTGGTCAATGCTCCTGGACTCTTGCAGGCTTATGCCGATGGCGAGACGACTCCGGAAGAGGACAACCTCATCACGAGTGCGGCTTCGCGTTTGCTTCGCCCGTCGACAGAGATCTACACGAACGATCTTGGTAACAAGGTCACGCGTACGATCCCCGGCTACAACCTTCCATTCTTGACGGATGCGTTAGCCGCGCGTCGTGCGTTGGATGCGTCTGGTGGTCGTCCTGGTCCGCAGACTCAAGGCACTGTGCCAGCAGGTCCGAACACGGTGTCGCCTGAAGCGGCGGTTGCGCCAGAGGCACCGGCTGCCCCTGCTCCGGTCGCCGGTCGCACGCGAAAGCTGTGGGATATGGCTCCAAACTTGTCGTTTGTCCAAGCGGCTGCGGCAGGAATCGCGCAAAACGTGCCGCTGGCTGGCGGCATGGCCGAGCAGGCGCAGCAGGACAGAACGTACTTCGAGAATTCCGTTCGCGAGCTCATCAAGGTGTTGCAGAACAACCCGCGATTTGCCGAAGGCGAACGCGCTGCTATCGAGAAGGAGCTGGACCTCTCTCCGCGCTTCATGCGAGACGAGAACGCGCTGCGCAATACGTTTGTTGGCGTCGATAAGTTCCTCGAAGACAAGCTCAAGGACTCGCAAGCCGTTTTGTCGGATCCGGCCAACACACCGGAAGCCAAGAAGTTTGCCTCTGACAGTATCGACGCTATCGTCAACTTCCGAGAAAAGCTTGGAGTTCCGGTGAGGGTGTATAGTCTTGAAGAAGTGCGTAAGCTGCCTCCGGGCACACCGTTCTTCTATAAAGACGCCACCAATTTCCGCGTGAGGGAGTGATGGAAGAGGAAAATGAACTGTCAGCGCTTGATCAGCTTTCGAAGCCTGCCGGACAAGCTGCTGCGCCTCCTACTCCTGTTCCCGTTGAGATTGCAGAGCTAGATCAGCTTTCGAAGCCGGTTAAGTCAGAAACACCGGGGTTTATGGAGGCTGCCGGGGAGTATTTCCTGCGCGGCTTACCAGCCGGCGTCATCGAAACCACTCCTGCTGTGGGAAGCATGATTGCGGGCGCACGCTACGGTGCGGGCTTGTCTCCTTACATGCCGCCGCAGTTGAAAGTCGCCCCTCCAGTCGCTGGTGGCGTGCTCGGCTTTGGCTTTGGCATGCTGACAGGACAGCAGCTTTCTGACGCTATCGTTGGGGGTCCGACCAACGAGCAGATGATGCCGTACTTTGAGGGCGGCAAGACGCTCGGCAGCAGCATCGCTTTTGCTCCGGCAGCTTTCTATCTCCCGGTTGCCACAGCAGATCGAGTAGGCAAGTACGTCACTGCCATTGGTGAGTTTGCTCGCAAGGCTCCGAAGTCGTATTTGATGGGGGAAACCCTGTACGGAGCCGGCTCCTCTGTCGGCACTGTCCTTGCGGAGGAGTTTGACCCAGGCAATCCGATGACTCGGTTCCTGGCCGAAGTGGCGGGTGGCACCAAGGTGCTCAACCCATTATTTGTCCTGCCAACACTGACCGCTGGCGGTGGACGACGGCTCAAGGAACTTTGGTCGCTTCGCAATGCGGAAGGTCGCGCCGCTGCACAAGAGCGCGGCAATCTTCGTGCGCAAGACGAAGCCACTCGTCGCCTGTTGACGATCCTTGAAGAGAATGGCGAGGACATCCCTGCGCTGATCAAGGCCCTCGACGAGCAGTTGCCGGGCGTGTCCGTCACCTATCCGCGTCCGGGACAGCCTGGCGCGCCGACGGGTCCGACGGCGGCTCAAAAGACGGGATCTTTGACGCTGGCGCAGCTTGAAGCGGCGCTTGGCTCACTGGATCCGAACTTCTCTGAGAACTTGCGTGCGCAGGGCAAAGAAGCCCTCACGGCATTTACGAAGACGATCGCTGCGCTGCAAGACACCGGGTCTCCCGAGGCCTTACGTGTTGCGGCGGAGATGCGTGAGCAGTTCTTCACGAACGCCATCAACTCGCGTCTTGAGCGTGCGCACCTACGTGCCGCAGAGCGTATCTCAAAGATCACCAAGGATTCACCGCAGGCGCGTGTCGAGATCGGCCGCATCGTCCGTGACGAAGTAGAGCAGGCGCTTGAGAACGCTCGCGAAGCCGAGCGTTACTACTGGAATCTCGCAGATCGCGAAGCGATGAAGCCGGCAGGGCAGGTGCGCCTACAGGTGCAGCCGTCTGATACGTTGGTCAATCGTACTTATTTGAACTGGGCGAACGGTCTGTTGCCTGAACTGAAGCGCATGCGTGCAAACGACATCGACTTCAGGAACCCGGATAAAGTCTCACGGCTCACGAAGATGAAGGCGGTCCCGCTGTCTGTGTTCATCAAGAACACGGGCGGTATTGCCAATGACAGTGAGCTCCTTGCTCGCGATATCACGAACAAGTCGCTTCCGGGCCTTGTTCGTCAAAACATTCGTCAGAACGTCCTTGGTGAGCGCGGTACCGCCAGTATCGATGCGGTGAAGCAGCGCGTCTTTGACGCCGGCTACTTCCCGATGAAGGACAACTACAACGCCATCAGCGATTCGGAGTTGTACGACGCCATCGCACGTGACCTGCAAGGCGATGAGCGCGTATGGACGATGAATGTCCGTGCGGCGTTGGATCCGTTCATCAATGAGCGCGAAGTGCTCGACTCGTGGGCCTCAGAGGGCTTTGATGCCACGATGACGGCGGAGCAGATTGCTAACCGTGCGCGAGTGCTCGACGAACTGCGCCGTAAGGAAGGCAAGGACGGCTTCTACGTTTCGCAGAACGAACTGCCGGGTCCGACCGAGAAGCTCGTGCCACGGCCGAGGCAGCTCACAGCAGAGAACACCGTTCGTGCGTATCTCGAGCGCGTCGCTCAGATTGGTCCTGCGCTTGTTGACTCAATGGTCCCGCCTGATGTGCGACGGATCATGGAAAGCTTTGGTGTCAACAACAGCGCCATTGAGCTCTATCGACGTGGACGCTCCACGGATCAGTTTGCCAAGACCGGCATCGTTCACTACCGATATCTGCCGGACAAGAAGGCGCTTGAGAAGACCAAGCCTGGCGACCTAATCAACTACCGCTCAAACCTCTTGACGCTCTCGCGTCAGGCCAAGGCGCGCGGCGAAGTCTCCGATGCGAGCTTCTACACGTATCTTGCCGATGCGATGTTGCAGGATCTCAACAAGCTCGACAATCCGGCTTACAACAAGGCACGTGAGTTCTCGAACGCACTGAACGACACGTTCACGCGTACGTTTGCGAACGAAATGCTCGGCACGGCGCGCACAGGCGGAGCACGTTATCCCGCAGAGACGCTCGTCGACAACGCCTTTGGCGTGGGCTCGGATCTCGTCGCCCTTCGCATGAAGGAGATCGAGGGGGCCGTTGGCTTCATGCGCGATCGCCTGACGAAGGCTGCTTCCGAAGCGGGTCCGGTTGCTCCGGGCCTGATGCCAGAGTCGCTTCGTAAAGAGGCGGACATGCTTCGCGAGTTCGCAGGTGTCTCCACCGCCGGCGTGGCGTCGATCCAAGACGCCCAGAACCGCGTATTGCGGCTGATGGCCTCTAAGGCACTCTTCACCGATCCGAAGACCAACTCGCTTCGCGTCAACACACGTCAGCTCAACAAATTCGTAGCAGAGAACAAAACCCTGCTCGATCAGATGGGCATCACGGGCGACCTGACCAATGCCGTGCAAGCCGAGAACCTGCTTCGTAGCGTCATCGAACAGAATAGTGCGCTTAATAGTACGGTTCGCAAACAGATGGCGTTCTCGCGAATACTGCCGTTTGAGAACCCGACGGATGCGATCGCGGCGGCTTTGCGTAGCCGCACTCCGATGCGCAGCATGGCGCAGATTGCGCGTTTGGCGCAGCGCGGTGGTCCGGATGCGATGGGTGGACTGAAGGCGTCCATCTACGACTACGCCTTCACGAAGGCGACAGGCGGCAAGGACACGCTGGATCCGAAAAAGTTCCGTGACGCGTTCTTCAAGAAGTCTGCGCTAGACCAGCCTGCACTTGCCGACATCCTGCGTACGCAGGGCATCATGACGCCGCAAGAGCTAAACAACATCCGCACTCTGACCGACCGGATGATGATGGTCGAAGACGCGATGGCCAATAAACGCGCCTTGGAGGACGTCTTACAGGGTGCGGATATCGTCGGCGAGCTCGCCATGCGCGTTGTCGGTTCGCGGATCGGTACGGCTGCCTCCGGTGGCGGCCCTGGCTCGCTGATCGCGGCATCGGCCGGTTCGAAGGCCGTGCGTCAAATCTTTGACAAGATGCCGATGATGATGGTCCGCAAGACCATGCAACAGGCCGTGCAGGATCCGGCGTTCATGTCGATGCTGCTGCGTCGCAACCTCTCCGAACAGGAGAAGTTCCGCTTGGCAAAGTCGATGCACGCGTATCTGTTGGCTGCTGGCTTGAACTACGCGAACTACGAAGAGCCACCCGAGGCGAAAGCAGTGACGGGGGGACCGACTGCTTCGCGAGACTTCCGGTCGCTTCAAGATGTCTACAACGCCATGCGTCCGAAGCCGGTTCCGCCGGCCCCGACCACCCGTGGCGTGCCGGGCATGCAGAAGCCTCCTGCTCCGCAAGGCGGCGCTCCTGCCGGAGGTCCGCCTCCGACAACGGGTGGCCCGACGCAGAGCAGACTGATGATGCAGCAGCTCTTCCCGAACGACGCGATCATCGGTGCAGCCGGCGTAGCCGCCGGTCAACCGATGCCTAGCTAAAGTACTTAGCCATCTGTTCGCACTCGGGCGAGTGGTAACACTCGACGCGCTTCATCCACTCTTCCTTGTATCGCTCAAATTCTGATCCGGTGGTGCTGAACTCCTGAGTGCCACCGGATTGGAGAGCGACCAGGACATAGCCGTGTCTGATTGTGGTGCCATGCACCACATCGTGCGCGAGCGCATAGGCAGCAAGCTGGTGAAAGTAATCCTGGATCCACTCGTGCTTCTTCGGCTTCAGCGATTGCTTGAAGTCGACAATCGCAGGGTTGCCTCGGTATACCCCTACAAGATCCGTCGTCCCGGCGTACTTAGCTGGGTAATACAGCGGTACTTCTGAGCCCCAGATCTCCTCGAGATTCATGAAGTACTCGTTCACGAGCCGATAACCCATCTCATAGCCTTTGACCATGAGCCAGTTGGTCGGGCGCGGCAGATCACGGTACGCGATCATCCGCTCGATGACGTTGTGCATGTGGGTGCCGACCGTGGCCGCTTCATTTTTGATCCGGTTCGCTTCTGCCTCACCAACCCTCGCGGCCCACGCATCAAGGGCCTTCTTGTCTTTGGTTGCCGACAGCACGGTCGTAACGCTAGGTAGTGCGTTTTCATTGCCGTCGACGTACTTGCGGCCGTCTGGGCTATCGATGCGCTTTAGGCGCTCGTACTGGTACAGACGCTTGATGGGGATCAGATCAACCATTTCTTTACCTCCTCTCCGAGCACCTGCGTCGAGATGTCGATCTTGTCTCGCAGGGCTTTTACAATCTTCTCGTCGATCGTCTTGACGGCGATCAAGTCGATGTACGTCACGTTTTTGGTCTGGCCGATACGGTGCGCGCGATCCTCTGACTGCAACCGCTTCTCAAGGTCAAAGCTATTGCTGTAGTACACGACCACGTTGGCCGCTGTCAGTGTCAGGCCGTAGCCACCAGTGCTGGGATTGCCTACGAAAAAGCGTAGTTTGCTCTCCGGGTTCTGGAACTCCGCCACGACCCGCTGCCGCTCGTCTTCCTCGGTATCGCCGTAGTACGTGCCGACACTCTCCATGCCGTAGTCTTTCTGTAGGGCGATCTTGATGGCGTCGATGTCATGGCGGTACGTAGCCCAAATAATCATCTTGCCGTCGGTCTCTTCGACGATAGACAAGAGCTCATCGACTCGCTTGTTCGGCAAGGACATGATCGTGCCGTTGTCGAGCTTCACGTGACCACAGGTGATCTGATGCAAACGCATCAACTGCGTCAGTGCATTAACTGTGGACATCATGCCCTGCTCGAACTGCGCCAATGCCATGACCTTCATCTGCTCATAGGCACGAGCCTGCTCGTCAGTGAGATCGACCTCACGCTTCACGTATAACTTGTCTGGAAGGTCCAGACACTCTTCCTTCTTAACACGGAAGCTAAACCGGTCGAGCTTCTCTTTGAGCTCATCGAGCTTTCGGTAGCCGACGATTTGTTTGAAGCTGTGGCTCGCCAGGCGTCGCTCGACGACGACCGCGTAGCGCGCTTGGAACGCATAGTACGAAGGCGAGTCGAGGCAGGCATCCGATAGGAAGGCGCATTGCTGGTACAGATCCATCGGTGATTTGGTCACCGGAGAGCCTGTCATGATGCGGCGATACTTTGCCATTTTGCCTGTTTTTTCAGTGTTTTTGCTTCGTTTGCTATTTGGCGTTTTGATGGTCGTCGACTCATCGATAGCCATCATCGCGTTGTGCACGAACAAAAACCTTTGAGCGAACTTCGTGCCGCGTGGCGTTGAGAAGGCCTCAATGTTCATCACCAGAATCTTCAGGTCTTCGGTGATCTCGAACATCGAATCAAGCGCCTGCTGCTCCGCCTTGCGTGGCGTTGCTGACCACAGCGCTACACGGTAGACCACGTGTTCAGGCATGTGCTTGGGTATTTCGGTGTCTACCCAGTTGCGGTACACGCCCTTTGGTGCGACGATCAGGACAGCATTGATGCGGCCCTGGTCGTAAAGCATTGCTATATTATTGATGAGCATGAAGCTCTTGCCCGTTCCCATATCGGCGAACAGTGCCGCTACTTGGTGATCCCAAAAGCGTTGAAGGTAAGCAGCTTGATGCGCAAACGGCTTGTTTTTGAATCGGTAAGTCTGTAAAAATTGGCTCATGTTGATCTCGCTTTCTAGCAGGGGTTGCAATCCCTGAAACGCGAGTCTACACTGATCACAGTTTTTGAGAAAGGAGAAATGTCAGTGCCCAAGGTTTATGTCGTTTCTGAGACCTTGCAACACAATATTGCAAGTGCCCAGGATTACGGCCAGATTGAGACGATTTTGCCGCCTAACGCTCAGATTGCGTTTTCCGTTGCCCCGACCGTTCGACGGGTTCAACGCAAACTGGACAAGTTCACCGATAACGATTATTTGTTGTTGATCGGTGATCCGTCTGCAATAGGTATCTGTTGTGCGGTAGCGGCATTTAAGAACAACGGTCGATTCAAGTGCCTCAAGTGGGACAAACGCGAACGTCGCTACATCCCGTTAGAGGTTGATCTTTTCAAGAAAGGAGAACTAGATGAGCCTTACGAGCTTATTTGAGCAAGAAGCCGATGCGCTGCGCGTCCAAGACGACCAGATCACCGGTATCGCAGCCCTAGCCCGTCGTGCCAAGTCACTCGAGAAGCAGATCGAGGACGAGGAAACGACGCTCAAGGGACTGAAAGAGCAGTATCGCAAGCTGACCGAGGAAGCTATCCCGGAAGCCCTCACCGAGATAGGCATGTCATCCTTCCGCATGGAAGATGGCAGCTCGATCGACGTGAAGCCCTTCTACAGCGCCTCGATTAGCGAAGCCCGACGTGCCGAAGCCTTCCAGTGGCTCCGGGATCATGGCTTTGACGACATCATCAAAAACACCGTCAGCGTGCGCTTCGGGCGCGGCGAGGACGAGTTGTGCAACCGTCTCCTCGGCATGCTTGGTCAGCAGGGTTTCCCTGCCGAGCAGTCCGAGAAAGTAGAACCCTCGACCCTGAAGGCCTGGGTCAAGGAACGGGTGACACGTGGCGAGGAGTTCCCAACGGAACTGTTCGGCGCGTACATCGGTAAAAAGGCCGTAATCAAGTCAGCTTAACAAAGGACCACGAATCATGGCTAAAACAGCTTTAGCAGAGAAGAACGAATCATCCACCGCGTTGGCGATTGCTACGGCATTCGAAGAGGATGCCAGCAGCAGTTTTGCCGGAATGAACCAGGACGACTTCGCCCTGCCGTTCCTGCGACTCCTGACCAACACGTCACCGGAAGTTGGTGAGGTCGACGGGGCACTCCCCGGCATGATCTTCAACAGCGTCACCGGTCAGCTCTACGATGGTAAGAAGGGCATTGTGGTGGTTCCGTGCGCATACGTGCGTCAGTACATCGAGTGGGCTCCCCGTGGGAGCGGCTCCGGTGCGCCGATCCACATCTACCCGGCCACGTCCGACATCCTCTCCCGTACGCATCGCGAACCGGGCGAGAACAAGGACTACCTCGACAACGGTAACTACATCGAGAACACTGCCAACCACTACGTGATGGTGGTTGACGAAGACGGTACGCCGTCTCCGGCGATGATCGTCATGAAGTCCACGCAGCTCAAGAAGAGCCGCAAGTGGAACAGCATGATGCAGTCGGTGAAGTTGCAGGGTAAGAACGGTTTGTTCACCCCGCCGATGTACAGCCAAATGTACCGATTGACTACGCAGCCTGAGTCGAACGACAAGGGTAAGTGGTTCGGTTGGGAAGTTGAGCGTATTGGTACAATCGATCGAGACGACGTTTACGCCGCGTGCAAATCCTTCGCACTGTCTGTATCTTCGGGTGCAGTACGTGGGAAGCACGAGAGCGAAGGTGACGCTGCTTCTGCCGCTGCACCGTTTTAATGTCTTGGGGCCGAAAGCAATTACAGGCGACGATCCATCCACCCTATGCAAGTAGGCCCCATCTTTCGAGAAAGCAGAAATGACCGACATCACACGGTTCAAAGCGATATTTACGGGCTTAGATATCGCCTATGGGACCTACAAAATCGAAGGCGAGAAGGGCAATGGCAAGCAAGCCGGTAAAGCCGTCGTCGTTCGAAAGCCCCCGACCGATGATCTTTGGCACAAGCATCTGGAAGGTGTCGAGCCGTCGCTTGGCATCATTCCCATTCGTGCCGATAACTCCTGCATTTGGGGATGTATTGATATTGATCAGTACCCCTTGGATCATGCCGGCCTAATCAAAAAGATTCGCAGCCTTGAGCTGCCCCTTGTCGTGTGCCGCAGCAAGTCAGGCGGCGCACACGTGTTCCTGTTCGTCAAAGAACCGATCCCCGCTGCCGAGATGCAGCGTTACCTCAAAGGCGCTGCTGCGCTTCTGGGTGAGGCCGGTCGCGAGATCTTCCCGAAGCAGGCGGAGATTCTGGTGGACCGTGGCGACACGGGTAACTTCCTCAACTTGCCGTACTTTGGCGGCGATGACACCATGCGTTACGCCTTTAACGATGACGGCAAGGCCGCCACGTTGGAGGAGTTCTATGTGCTGTACGACACGTTCGTGCAGGACAAAGACCTGAAGTTCCCCGAGGAACCGAAGGCCCCTGAGTCACCTATAAAGGACGGACCACCATGCCTACAGGCCATCTGCGCTCAAGGCGTCCCCGAGGGGACAAGAAACAACGCGCTGTTCAACATCGGCCTTTATCTGAAGAGGGCGCACCCAGCGACGTGGGACAACGTGCTAGTGGAATACAACTACAAGTACGTAAGCCCTCCGCTGCCAAACAACGAAGTGCAAATGCTCATAAAGCAGATAAACAAAAAGGAGTACCGGTACAAGTGCAAGGACGCGCCGCTGAACAGCTTCTGCAACAGCGGCCTGTGCAGGACTCGCAAATACGGGATCGGGGCCCATGGGCCAGATTCACCGCAGCTATCCGCGCTCTCAAAATATGCGAGCGAGCCGCCGCTTTGGTTTCTCGACGTAAACGGTAAGCGTATCGAGCTCGACACGGAGAGCCTCTTTAACCAGATGGCTTTCCAGAAGTCCTGCGTCGAGAAGCTGAACGTATTGCCGCCGGCCATTAAGAAGGCGGACTGGGAGCAGATGCTGAATGCGCTGCTCACCGAGATGGTCGAGACGGAGCAGATCACCGTTGCGAGCGAGGACACGACAGTCACCGGTCGCTTCAATGACCTGCTCGAAGAGTTCTGCACGCACTTGCAGCAGGCGCTCGATCGTGACGAGCTTCTGCTTGGTCGCCCGTGGACCAATGACGACGAAGGTCGCACGTACTTCCGCATGAAGGATCTCGAGGCGCACCTGAACCGCAACAACTTCAAGGGCATGACGCTCCCGAAGATTGCGCAGCGCATCCGCGAGATCGGTGGCGAGCCGATTAGTCTGTTCCTCAAGAACCGTGCGACACGTTGTTGGCGCATCCCCAGATTCGAGCGGCAGGATTCGCCGTTCGAGACACCGGAACAAAAGAAAAATGGGAGTCCGTTCTAATGTTGAAGATTGACGGGTTTGACTCGGCCTTGATTGGCATCTCGACTGTGTGGCAGCGCGTGGCTGACGGCAACGCAAAGCGCGTGGACACACTGATCTACGACGGGGATGTGATCGTCACGATCCTCATGCACCAATCAGGCATGTCCGAAGAAGAGGCGATCGAGTACATCAGTTATCGAATCGAAGGCGTGTACGTCGGCGAGAACACGCCGGTTATCGTCTGGCCATGCACGATGAAATCCATCACTGATATGGCCGATGAGAAAGACGAATGAGTGTCGAGAAGGTGTTCGGCCCTCCAGGGGCCGGCAAGACAACCTATTTGCTCTCTGTCGTCGAGCGTGAGCTTGAGGCCGACGTGCATCCGATGCAGATCGGCTACTTCGCGTTTACGCGCAAGGCGGCAACGGAAGCTCGCGATCGTGCCATACAGAAGTTCCCGGCATTGAATCCAGATCGGGACTTCCCGTGGTTCCGTACGCTGCACTCGCTCGCCTATCACTGCCTCGGCGTGACGTCGAAGGACATGATGGGGCCAGAGCACTACGCAGAGTTTGCCAAGGAGGCCGGCATCGAGCTTGGCGTCGAGAAGGGTGAGGAAGAGTTTGCCATCAAGGCCGACCATCCGATCCTGAACGAGGTCAACATCGCTCGCATCAAGGGCAAGGACCTGCGGCAGCACTACAACGAAAGTCAGATGACCATCGAGTGGCATCACTTCGAGTACGTCGATCGCGCGTATCGACACTTCAAGGCCTCGCGTGGCCTGCTCGACTTCACCGACTTGTTGGAGAGAGTTTTAGATGAGCCTGATAGATTTCCGTCATTAAAAACATTAATTATTGACGAGGCTCAGGATTTATCAAAATTACAGTGGCGGATAGTCAAGGAACTCATTGCCCGTGCTGAACGCACGTTCATCGCAGGCGATGACGACCAGGCGGTCTACACCTGGGCCGGTGCGGACGTCGACTCGTTCCTGACGTTAGAGGGCGATATCAAAGTCCTCGACCAGTCCTACCGAGTACCGTCAAAGATCCACGCGCTCGCCGACCAAGTGGTCAACCGAATCCGCAAGCGGCAGCCCAAGATCTGGAAGCCACGCACCGAAGGCGGTGCGATCACTTATTACAACGACTTTCACCACGTCGACATCACACAGGGCGAGTGGCTCGTGCTTGCCGCTACGAACTACATGCTCACCGAGATGCACGAGTGGCTGAAGTCGCAAGGCTTACTCTTCGAGCGTCACGGACAACGGAGCGTTCCAGAGTCGATGCTGACCGCCGTCATGGGATGGGAGCGACTACGCAAAGGCGGTGACGTGCCGTTCCCGGTCGTGAAGCTGATCTACAAGTATCTCGGCACCGAGTTCGTCAAGCACGGACACAAGGGCTTGAAGACGGCTGATGTGGATCGGATGTACACACACGAATCACTGACCAAGGACCACGGCCTACTGACCGATGCGATTTGGCACGAAGCGCTGACCAAGATCGGCGAGGACAAGCGCAACTACCTGATCGCGCTGCTGCGCCGAGGAACACGGATCACGGGCAAGGTTCCGATCAAGCTCTCCACCATCCACGGTGCGAAGGGCGGCGAGGCGGATAACGTCCTGCTGATCGGCGACCTCTCGACCAAGTTCGCGCAGGAGTACGACAAGAACTCCGATGACATCAACCGATTGCTCTACGTCGGGATCACCCGCGCTAAGCAGTCGCTGCATTTCGTATTACCTAAGAATTCGTACAAAGGCTTTCGTTTATGAGAACTGTTCCCATGTTTGACCGCCCATCTGAATGGGTACCCCCTTCGTCTTTCCCAGACCTTTCCGGCGCAACGGAGATTGCGATCGACTTGGAAACATGTGACCCCAACATGGAGTCGATGGGGCCAGGATGGCCCCGGAAGGACGGGTTCATCGTCGGCTACGCCGTCGCCGTAGACGGTTGGAAGGGCTACTACCCGATTGCCCACCAGGGCGGGGGCAACCTCGATGAGCGCATCGTGAACCGTTGGATGAAGAAGGTTCTCGAGTTACCGTGCGACAAGATCATGCACAACGCCGCCTATGACTTGGGCTGGCTTCGAGCATCAGGGTTCACGGTCAACGGGACTATCTACGACACCATGCTCGCGGCTCCGCTCATCGACGAGAACCGCTTCAGCTACGCGCTCAATAGCCTTGGCTTCGACTATCTCAAAGAAGTGAAGTCCGAGCAGGGCCTTAAGGACGCGGCCTCCGACTTCGGTGTGCACGCCAAGAAAGAACTCTGGAAGCTCCCGGCCATGTACGTCGGCGACTACGCCGAGCAGGACGCGGCGCTTACGCTCAAGCTCTGGCACCACCTGAAGGCGCTGATCAAGAAGGACGAAGTAGAGTCCATCTTCACGCTCGAAACCGAGCTATTGCCGGTGCTGATTGATCTGACGTTCCAAGGCATCCGCTTCGATCGCAACAAGTGCGAGATGCTGATCGACGATTTCAAACGTAAAGAAAACGAACATATCAAACAGATCAAGTTAATTTCTGGCGAAAAAATTGACATATGGGCAGCCGCCAGCATCGCCAAGGCCTTCGACAAACTCGGGATCCCCTACCCGAAGACCACGACCGGCTTGCCGAGCTTCACGAAGACCTTCCTCGATGGCCACCCGCACGAGATCGCCAAGCTCATCATCGAAGCGCGTGAGTTCAACAAGACTCACGGCACCTTCCTCGAGCCCTACCTGCGCCATAGCGCGGCCGACGGACGCATCCACCCGCACGTGAACCAGATGCGCTCAGAAGACGGTGGTACAGTCACGGGCCGCCTCTCGATGAACAACCCCAACCTGCAACAGGTCCCTGCTCGCCATGAAATCATCGGCCCCCTGGTACGCTCGCTTTTCCTGCCTGAAGAAGGACAGCTCTGGGCAGCGAATGACTTCAGCTCACAGGAGCCTCGGCTTCTCGTCCATTACGCAACCCTACTCGATCTCCCAGGCGCAGAGCGCATGGCAGAGGCATATCGAAACGACCCCAACACCGACTTCCACCAAATGGTGGCAGATATGGCGGGGATCAAACGCAAAGCCGCCAAGACGATTGGCCTCGGATTGATGTATGGAATGGGCAAGCAGAAGCTCGCCAATTCCTTGGACCTCCCGCTCGATGAAGCGGCGGAGCTCATCAATACGTTCCACCTCAAAGTCCCCTTCCTCAAGGGCACGGTGAACTCCGTCATGAAGCGAATCGACCACCCCGCCTCGGGTGGCTCGATCCGTACGCTCCTGGGCCGTAAATGCCGCTTCCCGCTTTGGGAACCGGTGGAGTACGGCATCAACAAGGCACTCCCTCGCGAGCAAGCGATCGTGGAATACGGACCACGGATCAAGCGTGCGATGACGTACAAGGGCTTGAACCGATTGATCCAAGGCTCCGCTGCCGATCAGACCAAAGCCGCGATGGTCGCGCTCAACAAAGCCGGCTTCCGCTTGCTGCTCCAGGTACACGACGAAGTGGCCGTGAGCGTGAACAACAAGGAAGAAGCCTTGGCCGCCGCCGAGATCATGCGCAACGCCGTGCAGCTCGAAGTCCCCTCAAAAGTGGATACCGAGATCGGCCCGTCGTGGGGCGAAGCCAAAGGGTAGTTGCACTGGCATAGCTGCTGCGCTACATTTGGCCCAAGAAAGGAGAACGGGATGAAGAAGCCTTTGGCAAAAGGTCGTCAGTGGACAAAGATGTACTACGACGACTTCAACAGAAAGTTTCCGCGCCTCGGTATGGCGCGGCTCGCTGCTCGCGAGGACGAAGAGGGCAAACAGAAACT